GTTCCGGTTGATATGGATAGCTTGCCAATGAAAAGGAGGAGTGAGTGAAAAAGCTAATTAGTAAAATCATTCAATGGGCAGCTCCAGAGCTTTTTTACAAAAAATGGAAAGCCGTATTCCTGGAGGGTTCCCATATAGTAAGAAGTTACGAGCTTGACGGCGAAGATCCATATCCAGTTAGATTAGTTTTGCCGAGAGCAACCGCTTGTTTGGTTAAGGCCGGGGACTTTCCCGAAATAGCCGAAATGGAAGTATGGTACCCGATTAATACCGACTGGGAACGGCGAACGATTGTTTATGCAACAGCTGATATAATAAAAAAATTGGATCGCAAATGACCAAAGATCTAGAATTAAAACTATATGAGAAGATTGAAAAGTTAGAAAAAGCTTTGGCAATTGCGAGAGAGGCTTTGGCCCTAATGACAGAAGGCGAAGGCCCGGACCACAAGGTTTATATGCAAATGTCTGGGTCCGCGCTAAGGAAAATAAAGGGGATTTTAAAATGACTACCGACGACAAACAAAAGACACTGAATGAGATTCGTGAGGATAAGTGCCGTATGTTTTTAAAAACAAGCGAGTTTTTTGAAAATATGTCTTTCAATAGCAGTTATAAAAACGGCTTCGACGCTGGCGTTGCAGAAATGAAAAAGCGGGCTGAGGTTTTGGCTGATTCTCACAAGGCGATAGCTGAATCACTTCGAAAAGAAAATCTGTTAGGAATAGCAAACATCTTGGATAGCACCCTCGAATCTTATCGCAAGGGGACGGAATGAATCGAACATGGTCGTTTTGTAAAAGATGTGAGATGTATCATATAAGTTTTGAAAAAAACGACTTCCATCCTGCGTTTGAAACCCATTTGACCGCAGAAGAGAAAAAAGATGCGGTAAGTTTCCCGATATATAAAAAAGAAATTGCAGGTATGCCAAAACTATTTTTAATTTTTACACACCCAGAATATATCAGGCAGGTTATAAAAGATTATCCAGAAGGAGTTTTTGATGCCATCTAAATATGGCCATGAAATTAACAGAAAATTGAGTGACGCCCTCGATGCTTACCGCAGGGAGACAGAATGAGTAAAGCAGTTGATTACATTGATAGTGTTGCGCAAGAGTCTGGAAACAGAAGAGCGTTTTATCATGGGCTCGCATTTGGATTAGGACAGGCGTCTGAAATTTTAAATAAATTTAAAGATATTACCGAAGCTCAGGCTTGGATTGAGATAATATTAACAGAGGTTGATGATATGTATTTTAAAAAAGAACAAAATTAAATGACTAACCTTGAAACTTTATTGCAAAACTTGGAGACGGCTCGGAAGAATGCGACTCAAGGGGAAGTAGAACAGTGCCAACACTTTATTCGAGCAGTTCATATTAAAGGGCTATGTCAGGGCGACAATCCTATAATAACACAAACAAAAGAAGATGCTTCATTATTTGTTGCATGCGCCAATCATATTATGCATTTTATAGAAATAATTCGAAAACAAAAAGAGGCTTTGGAATGCGCTGACCGAGTAATCAAGTGTTCATATATGGATCCATGTTTGTCAGATGAATTAGCTGACAAAAGAGAAGGTGATCTAATGAAATTCTTAGAGATAGGCGCCAAGGTCGAAGAAATTGCCAAAGGAGCCGATAAATGAACAATACGGGGGAATCAACATGAAAGAAACAGAGCGTCTACTGTTTATAAGCCAAATAACTTTTGCAAACTTTTTAAATTTAGCGCTAACATCGAATATATCTGATGAGTTAAAAGGTAAGTTGTCAGATAGTGTTAGTGACATACAAGTGATGTTAGTTAAAGAAATGGAGCGGGTTTATAATGAGCAAAAAACTTCCAAACAAGATAAACTTACTGTCTAACATCGATGCTGAGCCGCCTCGCCCCCAAACCCCAGAATTTCAAAAGCCAGATTTCTTAATAGAACGGAAAAAGTTTATTGATTACGTAGATCTTTTCAGTGAAAAAGCTTGGCGCATCTGGGCCGTAGTTATAGGCGGGATGATTATAATATGGTTAGCGTGGATGAGGTAGTGTCCTCTTTTATTATTGGTTTTGGATTTATATCCGGGACTTTACTTATTTTAATTGGTGTTGTTAGAATTGTTTTAGACTGTAAAAGGAGAAGCCGTATGCCATTTAAAAGCGAAGCTCAAAGACGTAAATTTGGAGAGATGCTAAAGCAAGGTAAAATCAGTAAAGCGACTTTTGATGAATGGAACTCGGATACCCCACATGGATTACCCGAGCGAGTAAAGAAGAAAAAGAAATAACTGGACTTGAAATTTAAATATACCCGCGCATTCTAAAAAGGAATGTCAGATTTTAAACCGATACCGACATATGCAAAACAGTACTTTCCCGGATGTCCCTATTGCTCAACACCGAGACTTTCTGAAGAAATAACCATGAAGGCGGGAGAAACCTATCATAAGACTATTGTGTATCAATGCGGCACCACGCTCGAACTTAGAAAAACTGCCGGTGCTTTTAGGGGCTCGAAGTTTAATCGCAAGTGTTTATTAGATGTCAAAACTTAAATTTCTTTTTGGTAATCCGGGAAGGCCCAAAGGTATAAAAAACTCACCTTCAAAAAACAAAGTTTGGTGCTCTGTTTGCCGCGCAAAAAGAGAATATAAAGTAATGAGTGTCAAAGGATTAGATCAGCACGGCAGGGCCATGGATATAAAGTCTTATGCATGCGCCATGTGCTGTATGCGAGTTATTGTGAAAGTGTACGATTAATCTCAAATTGGATCATACAAAAAATAAAACTAAAGCTCGTACAAATGTGTCCGATAAGGTTAGTATGAAATATAATATACCAAAAAAGACACTGTCATTAACCAAAACAATACGCATCTCTGAATTTGTTTTCTTAGAACTAGAAAAACGAGCCGCTGCCAACAACATAACTTTCAACAAGATTGTAAGTTATATTTTAGAAAAACATTTGGAGAACAAATGAATCAGTCTTTTTTCTTTTTCTTATCTGCATCGTCGGAAGATTTTCCAGTTAGCGCATCCCACGCCTTACTAATACCGGCAGATATTTGGTCCTCGCCTTTGTTGTCATCTAGTTGGAATTCCTTATTGACGCTATCCCTAGCTTTTTTTGGATCATATGGCATCTTTAACCTCCGGAGTTATTATGCAAATTTATCTTTATGATATAACACACTACACACATTATTTTGAACTAACCAATACGTATTTTCAAGCGGCAATAATATTAATGACCCTAGGTAGTACGGCGCATTTCGTAAGAAAAGGGCCTAAATTCTTTTGGCTTGAATAACCCTTAGTCCTGATTTAGCCTTCTCACATGTGGTGGGAGGGGTTAATGGAAGTAAATCTATTTAATTGGGGTCACATTAAAAGATGCATAGAAGTTCACGAAGCAATCACAGGCCATAGGCCAACGCATATTCAAGTACCGGCACCGTTAGATTTTAATGTAATGGGCGTGTGTGTTACCCTAGTATCCGATCCGAAACAAGAACATGTTACCGCAGATCAAGATCGATGCCTTTATCACAACACTGTTACTCACGAGAAAAAAGTTGATAAGAAACTGACGCCGGTTAAATAGTGTCACGCGGTACAGATTCCCTACAAGAGAAACAATTAATGGCTGCTTTATGGTCGCAAGAAATTGCGGACGACCCATATGCGTTTGTAATGTTCGCATTCCCTTGGGGTAAAAAAGGCACGCCATTAGAACACCACACAGGACCCAGAGAATGGCAAAAAGAAGAACTCTTAAGAATAAAAAAGCACCTAGAAGAAAACAAATTAAAGAAAATAAATGGGCAAAATCCGAGTGTCTACAAGTCAGCGACAGTTTCTGGTCGTGGAGTGGGCAAATCTGCTTTGGTTGCCTGGCTTATTTCTTGGCACATGAGTTGTCACCTGGGGGCCTCGTCCATTATAACTGCGAACTCAGAAGATCAATTGAAGACAAAAACCTGGGCAGAGCTAGGGACTTGGCATACCTTATTAATTAATGCGCATTGGTTTGATAGATCTTCTACACATCTTCAACCGGCGGCCTGGTTTGCGGATGCGCTAAAAAAACAATTGCAAATAGATCCAACATATTATTACGCTCACGCACAACTGTGGTCGGAAGAAAATCCAGAAAGTTTTGCGGGAGCTCACAACCAAAAAGGCATGATGGTGATTTTTGATGAGGCATCTGGTATACCTAAACCAATCTGGACTGTCGCTGCGGGATTTTTTACAGAACTTAGCATCTACCGATTTCAATTCGCTTTTAGTAACGGTCGACGAAATACGGGAGAATTCTTTGAATGCTTCCATAAAAATCGAGATTTCTGGAATAGAAGATATCTCGATTCTCGAACCGTTGAAGGCACAGATCGAGCAGTATATGATCAAATTATAAAAGAACACGGAGAAGATTCTGATGAGTCGCGAGTTGAAGTTAAAGGTGAATTCCCAAGACAAGGTGATAACCAATTCATTTCTAGAGAAATTGTCGTTGATGCCACGCAAAGAGAAATACAAACTGATATGCACGCAGCGCTTATTATGGGAGTTGATCCAGCGAGATATGGAGACGATTCAACCGTTATCCGCTTCCGACAAGGACGCAACGGTAAGGTTATTGCACCGATCACTTTAAAACATCAAGACAACATGCAAGTGGCAAATAAATGTGCTGAGCTAATAAATAAATATAACCCCGATGCCGTATGTATCGATGCCGGTAATGGTACCGGCATCATAGATCGTTTACGAGAAATGAAATACAAAGTTTACGAAGTGTGGTTTGGATCAAAGTCTGAGATCAATGAGTGGGGCAACAAAAGGACCGAACTTTGGGCTAAAATGCGTGATTGGCTTAAAGGCGGCACTATTGATAATTTACAAGAACTAACCGATGACTTAACGGGCCCACAATATAAGTTTATGGCCCGGAGTGATCAATTGATTTTAGAGTCAAAAGAAGAAATGAAAAAGCGCGGGCTATCATCCCCAGACCACGGTGACGCATTAGCCTGTACTTTTGCTGTTCAAGTCGCCCGGGCCGATTTAGCATCAGGTACTTCAAGAAAAGGATCTAGACAAGCAAAAGACGTTAATTATAATATGTTTGAGTGAAGTAAACAATAAGGGGGATATTTTTATGAGTGGCGGACAAGCTTTTAAACAAGTTCAATCGGTAGTAGCACCCCCACCCCCAGATCCAAGTATTGCAGAAAACCAAGCGCAGCAAGATCTTTTAAAGAAACAAAAAGCGGCATCAACAAATATCACAGGCGGAGCCGGCCTTGCGGGTCGAGCAAACACATCCGCACGAACACTACTGGGTAGTTAATGGCAATAGATAAAATTCCATATTCAGGTGTTAAGTCGTTAGATGCTAGCGACCGGAAACAGGACACAAAAAATGAAGAAATCGCCGCGACAGTTATTAGAGACTTTCAAAGGCGCGCGGGTAATCGTTGGAACTTCGAATCACAATGGCAAGAAATTGCTCAACGGATGGTTCCGTTACACAACCGAAACTTCAACACCTATAATCAATTCATTACTAAAGGCGAAAAAAGGACCGAGTTTATTTTTGATTCGACGGCTTCTACAGCGTTGGGCAGATTTGCTTCGATCTTAGATTCATTACTTACGCCTCGAAATCAAACGTGGCATCGGCTCATGGTTGATGAACCAGCACTTCAAAAATCGCGACAAGTTAGACTTTACTTTGAAGAAGTAAATCGGTTACTTTTTAAGCACCGGTATGCACCGACTGCAAACTTTGCTTCGCAAAATCAGCAAGTTTATAAATCGCTTGGTGCGTATGGTACGAGTGCCATGTTCATAGATGAGCTGGCCAATGGTCCTGGACTTAGATATAAATCAATTCATCTCTCGCAACTGTTTTTTAGTGAAAATCACCAAGGCATAGTGGACGACTGTGTGCGTTACTTTCCAATGACCGCACGCCAAGCCTACCATAAATGGGGGGAAAATATCCCCGATCTTTTACGATCTCAATTAGAAACAAATCCTGATTATGAGACTTGGTTTATTCACCAAGTGAAGCCCAGAGAAGATGTCGATATTTTTAGAGCCGACATGAAAGGTATGCCTTACGTTTCTTACTACGTTTCAATGGTCGGAAGAAAACTTTTATCTGAAGGGGGATTTAATACTTTCCCTTATGCAATCTCGAGATATGAACAAGCGGAAAACGAGGTTTATGGTCGGTCACCTGCGATGGAAGTTTTGCCGACAATTAAAACTTTAAACGAACAAAAAAAGACAATGCTTAAACAAGGTCATCGCACTGTTGATCCTGTTCTTTTGGCTCATGATGATGGTGTCGTTGATAATTTTTCAATGAAGCCTGGCGCGATTAATCCCGGTGGTGTGACTGCGGACGGACGACCACTCATTCATGCCCTTCCCGTTGGTAATTTATCTGCCGGCCAAGAAGTAATGAATGATGACCGCCAAATTGTTAAAGATGCATTCCTAGTTACGATATTTCAGATATTAACTGAAACACCCGCAATGACTGCAACAGAAGTTTTAGAGCGTACCAGAGAAAAAGGCATTTTACTTGCGCCAACAATCGGGCGACAACAATCTGAATATTTAGGTCCAATGATCGAGCGAGAAGTGGATGTATTATCAAGGCAAGGTATTTTACCTCCTATGCCAATGGAATTAAAACAATACCAAGCCGAATATCGTATTGAATATGATTCGCCACTTTCTAGAGCTCAAAGATCAGAGGAAGCTTCTGGAGTTATGCGCACCCTAGAGACGGCATTAAATATCGCGGCTCAAATGCAAGACCCAAGTGTTTTAGATAATTTTAATTTAGATGTTATCATTCCCCAATTAGCAGATATTCAAGGAGTACCTGAATCATGGATGAACGGGCCAGATGTTGTCGCGCAAAGACGACAGGGTAGGGCGCAGCAAGCGCAGCAACAACAAACCATAAATGCTTTACCGAATGCTGCGTCTATGATTAAGTCAGTAGCAGCAGCAAAAAAAGCTGGCGGGATTTAAGTTTTTTATTAAAAGGGTCAAATGAATAAAAATAAAGAGAACATAGAGGCTGTCGAAGAACAGGCACGTGAACTGCTTGCTTACAATCAACAAGCATATAAACAGGTTTTCAATGACGAAAATGTATTCGTTAAAACCGTATTAGAAGATCTATCTGATTTCTGTAGAGCCTATCAAACTACATTTCATGCGGACCAAAGACTACATGCAGTTCTTGAAGGACGCAGAGAAGTATGGTTAAGGATAATGGAGAGATTAACTTTGAATACGTACGAATTACAAAACAAGATATTAAGAAAGTGGGGGATAAATGACAATGGAAGTAACGACAAATCAAGCGCAAACAACAGCAGCAACCTCGGCGGCAAGCGCACCAGCGGCACCGCAGAACAACTCAAGCCCGAGCCAGACACAAGTGGCCTCGGACTGGACGACCGGGCTTAACGATGATTTAAAAAACTATGTAACTACAAAAGGCTTCAAAGGCATAGATACGGTTATCGATTCTTATAGAAACTTCGAAAAACTTCAAGGCATGCCCCAAGATCGCATTTTAAAATTACCAGAAAAATCTGATGATCCTAATTGGAACAATGTTTATGATCGTTTAGGTAAACCAAAAGAAGCTAAAGATTATCAAGTAGAGGTTCCAAAAGAATACGGAGACCCAGACTTTGCAGAATGGTCTAAAAAATTATTTCATGAAAATAATTTAACCCGAGCTCAAGGCGAAAGTATCGCTAAGAAATGGAACGAGTACGTAGGAAACAAAAGACAAGCCGATATTCAGATGAGACAAGATAATATCGCTAAGCAAGAAACAACGTTAAAAAAAGACTGGGGCGCAGCATACGAACAAAATAGCCGTGTGGCAGATAGAGCTGTGCAATTATTTGGTGATAAAGCAGCGAGTGTGCTAAAAGCGGTGGGCGATGCAGTCGGAATGGCCGAAGGAATGAAGATCCTCCACGCACTTGGCACAAAGTTAGGAGAAGATAGTTTTGTTTCAAGCGATACCCGAAGTAATGGTTTTGGTGACCGCGCCTATAGTCCAAGCGAAGCCCGGGCCGAAATAGGTCGACTACGCCAGGACCAAGACTTCTTACGCCGCTATCTGTCTGGGGGCAGGGAAGAAGTCGAGAAAATGAATCGGCTCCACGAATATTTAGTTAGTTAAGCATAAATTAAATAAAGTTTTTAAAAACTAGCCCGAAAAGCCTATTGACAAGTTGGTCGCCTTCGGGCGACCCTTGGAATTGTCGACAAGCTTCAATGCCCGACTGACCGTTTGAAAGCAAACGTCTTGTATTGTGACCCTACAATATATGAAGATGGCCCCTTCACAGGATAAGCCCCTTCGAAAAACCAAATTTTTATTATCAACCGTTTTTTGGAGGGACATCAAATGTCTATTAATTTACCTCAACTGTATGTCGAACAATTTGCGACAAACATACAAGTTCTATTACAACAAAAAGAATCACGCCTAAGAGCTGCAGTAATGTCAGGCTCACATATTGGTAAACAAGCTTCACCTGTTGATCAAGTGGCAGCTATCAATATGCAACCAGTAACTTCACGTTTTCAACCAATGGGTCGAGTAGACGCAGCCGTTGATAGACGTTGGGTATTCCCATCAGATTTCGATTTGCCACAACTAATCGATCGTTTTGACCAATTGCGTTTGTTGATCGATCCAAAATCTACTTACGTACAAAACGCAGTTTACGCTGCAAACCGTCAAGCTGATGATCTAATTATCGCAGCATTGAACGGTACTGCAAAAACCGGCGAACAAGGCGGAACTTCTGTAACCCTTCCTTCATCACAAAAAATTATCCGTACTTTCGGATCAAATTCAGCTTCAGGACTTACAGTTGCTAAACTAAGAGAATCAAAACGAATCTTGCTAGCAAATGAAGTTGATTTAGATATGGATACAATCAATTGCGTAGTAACTGCTAAACAACACGATGACCTACTAGCTGAAGCACAAGTGATCAGCATGGATTATAACGATAAACCAGTTCTTGTTGAAGGTCGTATCCAACGATTCTTAGGAATTAATTTTATACACAGTGAACGACTACAACTTTCATCAGATGGTAACGCAGATACACTAGTACCTGTTTGGGCTAAGTCGGGAATGTACCTAGGCGTATGGAATGATATCGTAACTGATATCGACCAACGTAAAGATCTTCAAGGTATGCCTTGGCAGTGTTACTTGTACATGACAATGGGTGCAACGCGATTAGAAGAAAAGAAAACAGTACAAATCGCTTGTGATATCCCATAACTTTAACTTTTAAATAGGAGATTTTAATATGGCAGTAGTAATAACAAAATCGACCGCAGTAAGCGGTCGTGACGCAACACCAAGGGTGTTAGGTAATAGCGCAGTAACTAGAGCAGACGTTAAGAAAGCTTTAGGAGTTGTAGCGGCAGTAACTGGAGACTCAATCGGATCAACATACTTGTTTTGCAGTATTCCAAGCAATGCAGTTGTGTATTCAGTTGAAGTAAGCTGCCCAGATATTGGCACTACCGGCACAATGGACCTAGGTCTTTATCAAACAACAGATAAAGGCAGTGCAGTTGTTGATGCAGATTTCTTCGCAGCAGCAATTAACGTCCACGGTGGCGCTTTAGCAAAACAACAAGAAGTTTTCGGTAACGTAATTACACCGGCAAACTTTGAACAACGTTTATGGCAACTTCTTGGCCTAAGCGCTGACCCAGAACTTATGTATGATGTTGTAGGCACATTAGCGGCAGCACAAGATGGTTCAGGTTCAATTTTAGTTGAAGTGGCTTATTCAGAATAATTGAAACTCGTGCGTACTCGTAAGGAATAATTTTTATCCGTCTACCAACGTGAATTAAAGTTTGACCGCCTTACGAGTAGCACCCTCAAGGGAGTTAAAATGGCAACAGTACGATATGAAATTAACAAAGGGGAGACTGAGTTTCAAATAACAGAATCTGCAGGACTTGCTACAGTTAATAAAAACATTGAACTCACTTATGATGCAGCCGTGATCACAGAAAAAGATCAAGTGATTCGGGCATTAGAAATGATTATCAATAGAATATTAAAAGACAACTTCCCGCTATAGGAGTGTAATGTGGCAAACAATGTAACTACAATTCTAGGCCGCATGGTGCCCAATGGCTTTCAACAAATAGCAAGTGTGGCCGCGTCTACCGGTTTAACACCTCCGGATAGATCCCATATTGCTTTAATACAACCTTCCGGCGGAGATGTGAGATGGCGAGACGATGGTGTTGCCCCAACAGCAACAATAGGAATGCTCCTAGCTGATGGCGTAGTATTTTTATATTCGGGGGATTTAAACGCCATTAGATTTATTCTCGCTAGCGGAGCTCCGGCACTTAACATCACGTACTACCGAAATAATGGGTAGTTAATGTAAAGGGGATGTCTTAATGTTTTTTCTCCCTTCAACTATCCAAAAATCCTATTCAAATGCAAATTTAATTCCTTCAGATGTCCTATTTGATAATGAAGGAGACAGTGGAACACCTGTAACTGGAAATCATATATTAACTGAAGGCGGCGACAAAATCGCGCTCGAAAACGGTGATTTATTAATCACGGAGACTTAAAATGGCAGACGTAAAAATATCAGCGTTACCCGCAGCAGGAAGCGCTTTAGGCCCAGATGAAATTCCAGTTAACGAAGCTGGAACAACTAAAAAAGTTACAGCTAATCAATTAAAAACATTTATTGGCGCAGTAACTACTGTAAGCGGTACGGCACCGGTTGTGTCGAGTGGTGGATTAACTCCCGCAATAAGTATGCATGTAGCAGACAGTACTCATGACGGATATTTAAACCAAACAGATTGGGCAACTTTTAATAATAAATTTACCCTACCTTCTTTAACCGCCGGTTCTGTTTTATTCTCTGACGGAAGTACAATCGCGCAAGATAATGCAAATCTATTTTGGGATAATACAAACAATCGATTGGGCATTGGCACTAATGCTCCAACAGCAAATTTACATTTGCCTGGAGTAACGATTGCTGTAGAGACGGCTTCCCTGAAAATAGATTCTGGAACGGTTATGACAACTCCAGAAAACGGAGCAATTGAATCTGATGGAATAGATTTATGGTGGACGAATGATACGGGAACAAGAATTTCTCTAAGCACTGTAGGCGGCGGGGGAGCAAACACAACTTTGTCGAATTTGGCAAGTGTTGCCTTTAACGTAGATCTATTGCCAGGCACTAATAATACATTAAACATCGGGGACGCTACTCACAAAATATTAAACATGGATATTTCTACAATTAGCAATACAGGACAGCCGGTTATAAATGTAAACTCCGGCACTATTTTAGACTTATCTAGTTCGCTGCAATCAATTGATTTTAATACTCGCTTACTAACATATAATGATGGCTCAACTACTTCACTTGACTGGCAGAATGGCTTTTTTCAAGATCCAACTGGAACTACGTCTTTGATTTATGGCTCTGCAAGACAATTGGTAGATACTACAAGCCAAACTGCAATCGATTGGGATACGAGACAGGGCAAGGATAGCGCCGGAACTTTATCCCTTGACTGGAATAATTATATTTTACAAAGAAATGGCGCTACTCGTTTAGACTGGGGCAATTTTTTCTTAGGAAATGCAAATGGAAACCCCACAATTGATTGGTCAGCTGGCGGAGATAATGTAGCGCCAGTTCCCGGAACTATTGATTTCATAAATAACAAAATTAGCAATGTTATTGACCCGACCGCGGACCAGGATGCCGCCACTAAAATTTATGTTGATGGACCTGCATCTAAAGTTTCAGCGCGAGTTAATCTTGCTTCAAACTCAGCGGTCACAGCCAACAACCCAATCATTTTTGATACTGTCGTTTATGATACCTCTTCTTCTTATTCGACTGGAACCGGTTTATTTACCGCGCCTAAAGATGGATTTGTTATAATTAATATATCTACAGCAACTCTTTTGGCGGGAGGAAGTCTTTATGCCACAAAGAATGGAACAAATGTGGGTTACCTATGTGCAAATGGAGTGGCGAGCACAACTTTTGGTGGGGGCATACACATTGACGTGACAGCTGGGGATACAGTTGGAATTTATACTGATACGACAGGAACGTTTTTAGGAAATGCAAACGGGTTAAATAATTTTAGTATAAGTTATATATGAACCCAAGAACATATGGTGGTTTTGCCCATATTTTGTATCAATACCCAGTCGACAACGATGTAGTTGAGCAAGACGTTGTTTATTCGTTAATAAATAACGGGACAGGTCAGTCCCCCCATGCTTTTAAAAAAGCGATAAATGGAGGAGATAGTTATTACCCCGCCGTTTATGGAATTGCAAAGCATGTCTTGGGTGGCGTGGCAGATATTTATTTAGGGCAAGGAATTGTCGTTGATGGATTTAATTTCGGAGTTTTTATAGATGTAGAAATGTATTTAGATGGCGCAAATCCAGGTCTTCTGACTTTCACGCCGCCAACAGTAGGGTCGAGCGTGAATGCAATAAAAATAGGGAGAGCGTTAGATGCTACACATTTATTGCTAGATCCAGTTGGTAATTTCGTGCAACAAAAAGGTGGAATCTACACCAGTGATGGCACTTATGATGAAGTACAATCTCCTGGGTCTAATGGGACCGTTCTTGTTTATGATTCAACACAAACTAACGGATTTCATGCCGCAGCCGCTGTTGTTGCTTCGGCTCCGTTTACTTATACGACTTCAACTAGAACTTTAACTATCGCAATTGCTACAAATTCAGTGGCTGGGGTATTATCAGCAGCAGATCACACGACATATTCAGGCTATGCCGCCACGATTGCTTTAAAGGCACCCCTTGCTAGCCCAACATTTACTGGGGATGTAAATTCATCTACAGGGAATGCATTGATAAGTACGCTTGGAAAAGGGCTTCAGGTAAAGACCGGAACTAACTCTAAAATTGGGACCGCTGTTTTAGTGGGTGGAACTGTGACAGTTTCTAATACTTCAGTTACGGCAAATAGCAGAATTTTTGTGACTTCGCAAACTGACGGCGGCACTGTGGGTGCATTAAGAGTTTCGGCAAAAACAAATGCTACTAGTTTTGTGATCACGAGTTCAAGCGTTCTAGACACAAGTACGGTCGCATGGCATATAATAGAAAGCATTCCATGATGCCACGGGTTAAAGACGGTGAAATATTTACTAACCATAAAATTATTGGTCTAGTGAAATTTAGATTAATTTTTAAAGGAATAATAAATGGATAAAAAACAAGCGGTACAACTTTTAATGAATTTAATCAATAGCCTTAAATTGACAAAACAAGAATACGATTCTTGTACTACTGCGGTACAAACATTAATGCAAGAAGTTCCGCTGGCGGTACAAGACTCACTTGCAAAATCAGCTAAGGTTTTAAAAGAAGCGAGTATGTAATTAATGGCATCAGTAGTTGAAATATGTAATCGAGCACTACAAAAATTAGGCGCGGCTAGAATTGTCGATATTACTGATAATTCTAAAAATGCACGGTCTTGTAATACAGCTTACAACCCAACAAGATTAAAAGAACTAAGAAGACATACTTGGAATTTTGCTATTAAACGGGCATCACTTCCGGCATCGGTTACTCCGCCACTTTTTGATTATAGATTTGCATATCCGCTTCCAACAGATTTTTTAAGATTACTTGCGCCGGATCCGATTTCAAATCGAGAAGATATTGAATGGGTAATTGAGGGTAACACAATTGTTACTAACGATTCAGCCCCACTACAGATTAGATACGTGGCAGACATTACTGATCCCAATCTTATGGATCCTCTATTTAGAGAAGCTGTATCGGCAGATTTAGCAATGGAATTATGTGAAGAAATAACTCAAAGTAATGAGAAAAAAGCTGCAGCAAGAGCAGACTACAAAGATAATATTGATGAAGCTAAAAAAGTAAATGCAATTGAAAAACCAACATTTTTACCACCGGACGATGCGTGGATAACGATAAGGAGATAAAATGCCTAAAGTCTCCCCGTTGCAGTCTGATTTTTCCGGCGGTGAAGTAAGTCCTCTTTTCTTTGGTAGAGTCGATGCACCTGCGTATAAAAAAGCATTAAAAACTTGTCTTAATTATTTACCCACACTTCAGGGGCCGCTCATTCGAAGACCCGGCGAGATGTATGTGTTTGCGACTAAAGATAACGGGATTGCAAGACTTCATCCTTTCGAATTTTCTTTAACACAAGCATATATGATCGAGTTTGGTAATAACTATATTAGGTTTTATAAAGATAATGCCAATATTACTTTGCCATCCCAATCGGTTTTGGGAGTAAATCTAGGAGGAGCTAATCCTAAAATAAATGTGACTGCGCACGGATATACAACGGGTGATAGAGTAATTCATGAAGGTGTGGGCGGTTCTACTCAAATAAACAATTTAGAATTTTCTATCGTAGTTAATGATGCTAATCACTACACACTTAACGGGATATTATCAAGTGCCGTTGATTCCTATACTTCTGGTGGCACGGTCTCTAAAATTTATGAAATTAGTTCTACCTATACAAGTGCTGAAGTATTTGATCTACGCTTCACACAAAGTAATGATGTGCTCTACATAGTTCATCCAAACCATAAACCTGCAAAATTAATTCGCTATGGACATACCGATTGGCAACTAAATAACTTGGATCTTCAAGATGGTCCTTATTTAACTCCCAATTCCAGTCAAACAACGCTAACTCCGAGTGCCGCTACAGGCACCGGTATCACAATTGCAGTCGGACCTAATATCGCCATTTCAAATGCAGCGGATAACGGAAGTGGGGCCATCAGAATCACGACAGCAACACCACACGGGTTTGTAAGCGGAGATAGTATTTATATCACAGGTGTTACGGGTACTACGGAGGCCAACGGTGTATGGACTATTCAAGTTATTGATAGTGTTACTTTTGATTTGCGCAATTCTACTTTTACTAATGCATATATTGCCGGGGGTACTGCTAGTCCTGCTTTGTTTAGTGTTACTGATGTGGGTCGACTCATTCGAATGAAGGAAGGATCAACGTGGGGATATGTAATCATAACGGCCTTTACAAGCCCGATTAGCGTTACAGCGGACGTATTAGCAACACTTACAAACACTAGCCCTAAGCAATTCTGGCGATTGGGTACATATTCAGACACTACGGGATATCCTGCAGTTATAACATTTCATGAAGATAGATTATTTTTAGCGGCAACTAATTCTAACCCGCAAGAAATTGATGGATCCGTCATTGGTCAATATGAAAACTTTCAACCAACACAATTAAACGGCTCAGTTCAACCCGATAACGCGGTTCAATTTACTTTTAATTCGAATGATGTAAACAGTGTTAGATGGTTAAAGTCTGATGAGCGTGGATTACTGACAGGTACAGTTGCGGGCGAATGGTGGGTATCGCCTTCGACCCTAGGGGAAGCGTTAACCCCCGACAACATTAATGCTCATAAATCAACATCGTATGGATCTGAATTTGTTGACCCAGTGCAAGCGGGTAAAGCAACAGTTTACGTTCAAAGAGCCGGGAAAAGATTTAGAGAATTTGCATACTTTTTTGATGCCGGTGGGTTTAGATCTACAGATATTACTCAAGTGGCTGAACATATTTCGCCGGTTGGCATTAAACAAATGGCCTATCAAAAAGAACCACAAAGTTTTATTTGGTCCGTTAGAAATGATGGAGTGCTCGCAACAGCCACTTACGATAGAGACTTAGATGCACTTAGAACTGGATGGTCACGTCATGTTCTTGGCGGAGTGAGTGACGCGGCAGGAAGTGCAGCTATCGTTGAAAGTATAGCCGTGTTACCATCCTCAGATACACTAAGACAAGATGTGTGGCTAATAATAAAAAGATACATTAATGGCCAAGTTGTGAGACATGTAAGTTACATTACAAAGTTATTTGATAGAACAGACAAACAACAAGATGCTTTTTTTGTAGATGCGGGTCTTACATATGATGCGCCAGTGGATATCACGGCTATTACAAACGCTAATCCAATGGTTATCACAGCCCCCAGTCATGGATTATTAGTGGGGGATAAGATTTTAATAGAAGATATTTTAGGAATGGACGAACTAAATAATCAAACAGGATTTGTAAATACGGTACCCACAGGCAATACGTTTACTGCAAAAGATGTTCAAGGCAACATAATTAATTCAACTTCATTTAAACCTTATGTGTCTAACGGTACAGTTAGAAAAATGGTTACAACAATTTCTTCGATAAATCATTTAGAAGGCGAAGTAGTAATACCCTTAACAGACGGTGCGGTTCATCCGCCATTAACAGTAACTAGGGGTAAAATAGTTTTAACTTATCCCGCCGCTGTGGTTCAAATTGGATACACATATAACTCTGACGGCGAAATGCTACGACTGGAAGCGGGCTCTGCCGATGGCACAGCTTTGGGTAAAACAAGACGTACTCATAGAGTGGGAATGCTTTTAGAACAGACTTTAGGCTTAAAAGTAGGATTTAATTTTGATGCCCTTGATGTAGTGACTTTCAGAACCTCAGCTAATCCTCTATCAAGGGCTGTACCTTTATTTACAGGTATAGAGACTTTTACAGTAGATGCCGATTATGACTTTGAAAACAATTTTTGTTTTAGACAAGATCAGCCACTGCCAGGTACCATACAAGCTGTAATGCCGCAAATGATCACGCAGGATCGAGGGTAATAATGATTGAAGTCGTAGATTTTAAAAAAGAACATTTAGAAGAACTTTTGAAAGTCGAGAGAAACCAAAAGTTTAAAAAATTATTTGGAATACCTAATTATGATGTTTTGGCAAAACCGGGTATGTCGTATAGCATCCTTTGCGCCACGACTAAAAGAATTCTTTTTTGCTGCGGTATTATTCCTTTCTGGAATGGTCGCGGGGAATGCTGGGCTTTTTTTGGGGATAATGTTAAAAGGCATATGGTTCAAATTCACAAAGCAGTAGCAAGGGGATTTGAATATGAACTTACAAGATACACTAGAATTGAAGCAGTAGTTGAATTAGATCATAAACCCGGTCATCGTTGGATGAAGTCTTTAGGTTTTAGATTAGAAGCGCCTGTTATGCAAAAGTATTGGCCTGATGGCAGTGATAATTCTTTATACGCGAAGGTTAGATAATGGCAGTAGCAGCGGCAGTCGTAGGAGTAGTAGGAGGGTTAGCTAGCGCCTTTGGCGCCGGCAAAGCTGGAATGGAAGCTAAAGAAGCTTCCGATTTTAATTCCAGTCTTAAAAATTCTCAAGCAATAGAAGCAATTCAAGAAGGTCAAGAAAACGAACGTAGGGCCCGGATTGCAAGTGGCAAACAAATTGGCGGCGAACGTGCAGCTATTGCGGCTTCGGGAATTAAGTCTGAAGGTTCAGCTCTTGATGTATTACAAGAATCAGCTTCAAACGCGGAACTTGATGCACTAACAATTCGCCATCAATCGCAGCTAAAAGCTTGGTCATATGAGATGGGCGCAAAAGCCGATCAAATGGAAGGTCAATCTGCTCAAACAAGAGCGGGATATGGAGTGGCAAGTGGTTTACTCGGAGGAATTGGAAGCTTAGCGGGGAAAATTAAATAATGCCGATAATAAAACAATACCAATTAAAAACTGAAGCCAACACTGTACCAGAAGTAAAATATTTAAGACCAGCTTCGGCAGAAGGCGAAGGTAAGGGGTTAGAGCAATTAGGCGGCGCCATTTCCAATTTTGGCGATATACTTTCTAAAAGAGAAAATCAAGCGGATGTTTCAGATACCCATGTGGCACTTACTCAAGCGCAGGCTAATCTTACTAATGAATATCATCAACAACTTCAAGACGGTTCTCTAGATGTAGATAAATTTAAAGACCATGTGCGAGACACGGTCGATGGCATTGAAGATAATGTAAAAACAGGTGCCGGTGCTAATTACTTTAAAACTGCAAGTGCCGAACTTCAAGCGCATTTTCTTAATACCGCCGCACAAGGGTCATCACAATTAGCCGGCGAAAAAGCAAAATCAAACTACATGACTTCACTTAATAATAGTTCATCAACATTATTAAATGATCCTTCATCTTTTGAGTTTACTCAAAGCCAGCAGATACAGGGGATCGATGCTCTTGTTGCAGGAGGCGGGTTACCTGCAGAAGCTGCGGGTAAACTTAAAGACCATTCAAATACTGAATTAGCGAAATCGGCAGTTAGAGGCTGGATCCGTTTAGATCCTGAAATGGCTAAAAAACAGTTAGACGATAATAAGTTTGGTGACTACATTGATGGCGATTTAAAACATCAACTATACAGCGAAGTTAAGACTCAAGAAAGTGCTAACGATACAAAACAAAAACAATTAGAAAAACAACAGCGCGATGCCTTAACGGCAGAACAAACAAAAACTCAAAATGATTTCTTACAAAAAATACAAGACGGCAACTTAAAACCGCAAGACGTTTTAGATTCTAATCTCGATCCAACAGGCGGCGGATCTAAAGAACAATTTATTAATATGATCAAACGCCAAAATAATGAAACTAAAGATAATAGGATTCAAACGGACCCGTACATCATGAAAGATCTTTACGATAGAATCCATTTACCTGACGGGGATCCAAGAAAGATCACGGATGAAAACGAATTAAATAAACATTTTGGTAATGGCCTTAATATGGCGGATCTTAAAAACTTAAGAGGCGAGATAAGTAATAAAGGTACTATTGAAGGCGAAGCTAATTCACAAATGAAAAAGACCTTTATACAAAGCGCATATCAAGCAATTGCAAAGCCTGATCCTGTTACAAAACTAGCGGATCCTGAAGGTGCTAAGAATTTTCAAATATGGCAATCAAACTTCTTATCTAGTTATCAAGAAGGATTAAAATCTGGTAAAACGCCAGCACAACTTTTAAACCCCAAATCATCTGATTATTTAGGCCAAGACATTGATCAGTACCAAAGAAGTCCTCAAGAAGTAATTAAGAGTATTGTGAATCAACGTAGAGGTATGTCTCAGCCGCCATTAGCGCCCGGCGAAAAGATGATTGATGTAATTGATCCAAACGGACGCCCGGGTAAATTACCGAGTTCAAAAATAAACGACGCAAAAGCCAGGGGCTTTAAAGTTCAAGGTCAATAATGGCAAACGAGGATTTGGGATTTGTACCGGATAGTCAAACTCAAGATCATTCTGATTTAGGGTTTGTACCTAATGCTACTCCTGAACCTGATATGAAGCCTACTCAAAAAATATTTGATAATCATTTAGCCCAATATCGTGAATCACAAAAAGGTAAAGAAGCAAATCCTGATCAGCATGAAGCTAATACTTTTTTAGATGATTGGATGGCAGGCTGGCAAATGTCTACTACAGCGCTTGGTATTACAAGACAAAAAATGCCTGATACAGTATTACCTCAAGACGCCGGGCGCGCTGCTAGGATCATTTCTAATACTGCAACTTTAGCCGGTGACTTACCGGCAATGGTGGCGGGCGGTATTGGCGGTGGCGCTGTTGGGGGAGCTGCGGGTACAGTTACTTTACCTGTTGTGGGCACAGTAGGATTCGGTGTTGCGGGTGCGGGAGCCGGTGCGTTTGCTCTGCCTGCCGCCATTAGAAAAACACTAATGGATCATTACACCAAGGGCGACATACAAAGCTTTGATGATTTTTACGATAGAGCAAGCGGAACATTACTAGAAACATTAAAAGCTGGCGGTACGGGCGCAGCAACGGCTGTAGCAGGACCGTTAGTAGGTAAAGCATTGCCGGCAGCAGTTGGGCCCTTAACAAAGCTTGGGGCAACATCGGCTGCCGAATTAGCTACAATGACAACTGTGGGTAAAGCTATGGACGGCAAAGTTCCGAATGTGGATGACTTTGTTGATAACGCGTTATTACTCGGTGCTTTTCATACTGCAACTTTAGCCGCTAAACCACTATCGACCCCTATAAACAACGCAATACAATCGCGTATACAAACAAAATTAATGGACACTTATGCAAAGACTGGGATGCATCCTAATGAAGTATTCGAGACTGCATCTCAAGATCCGGTATTACGTCAGCAACTTTTATCCGATGATCCGGCATTACCTGAAAGTTTAAATAAAGCTAGAAGTCCTGGCGCAGATGACGTCACAAGTTTAAATATAAAACCTAATCCTGAATTAGAAGCTGCCCATCCTGCATTAAGTGCTGCTACCAAAAATGAAGGAAGTGGCCAACTAAAAGTAGCCCCACTAGAAATTGCCAAAGAGGCATCTGGTCCCGACACAACTCGTACAGAATCAGAGCAAAAAGTATTGTCAAGAATAGGAGCACCCGAAGAACCTCCGAAAAAGCAAATGTCGTGGGATCAATTTTATTATAATACTGTTGATAAATTTGATCCAATAAAAGTAGCCACTGAAGCTTTAACTGACGGTAAGGTCTTAAGTCCAAAGGATGATCCGTATGCGATGGTTAGAACGATTCAAGCTAATGGTCGTAGAGCAGAGGCCGCGATTGAAGCGGGACCTGCTGATTTTAAAACTCTACAGCCGACTGGCACTCCGGGCCTTCGTGATATTTTTAATACTGTTGGTGGCGATTTGAATGGCTTTAGAGCTTTTGCTATATCGAAGCGGGCTCTTGAATTAGATGCTGCTGGTAAAGAACATGGCGTAGACGTCGAGTCAGCTAAACAAGTTATAAAAGATGGCGCGGAAAAGTTTGGTCCTGCCTTTAAACAATTCCAAGATTTTAATAATGATGTTTTAAAATACGGGAGAGACAGTGGCATTATATCAAAAGAAAATTACGCTACCATCCTCGAATACAACAAAAATTACGTTTCTTTTAAACGTGTCATGGGAGCTGATGAAACTGGTAGTTCTGGTTCTAACGGGTCGGGTCTCAACGTATCAAATCCAATTAGAGAGCTTAAAGGATCAGAGCGACAAATCATCGACCCCATCGAGTCCACAATCCGAAACACGAACGCCATAATAAGTTTGGCTGAAAAGAATAGAGCGTTACAAACTCTCACTGATTTGATTGATAAAAAGGGTAATCCAGATTTAGGTCAAAAAATTGCAACACCTAAAAAAGCAATTGATATAACTCAAAGTGAAGCTGCGCAGCAGCTATCCAAGTTAGGTCTTAACCCGGAAGATGCCGAAGCATTCACAGTTTTTAAACCAAAAAACGATTTAGAAGATAATCAAATAGCCAGTTACAAAGATGGCAAAAGACAAATATATGAAGTCCCGCAATTACTAGCAGACTCAGTGAAACAGTTGGATGCCCAAGATGTTGGTAATGTAGTAAAAATGCTTTCAGTACCAGCAAAAACGCTAAGAAACGGAATGATTGCATCTCCTGACTTTCAAGCTCGCCACTTTATCCGTCAAGAATTAACTTCTTATTTTGCTTCCCCTAACAGGTTTGTTCCAGTTCTTACCACACTTCAAGGCTTAGGCGGACTAATGAAAAATAGTCCGGAGTATGCCGAATGGTTAAGAGCTGGCGGAGCAAACGATGCTATAGCAAGTTTAGATTCTGAAACAATACAAAAACAAATTTTAAAATTAAATGGTGAAACAGGATTTTTAGATTCAGCATGGAACACCATAAAAAGTCCGCTGCAATCTATGGCCATGATCACTCACATACTTGATGAGGCTAGAACATTTGGAAAGTATCAAGTGGCTAGAGGCATGGGTAAGGATATTCCTACGGCACAAATGGAAGCCCGAGATTCCGGGATTGATGTTTCTAGATCGGGAGCAAAACTAAGAGCATGGAACATGATTACGCCATTTGAAAACATGCGCATTCAGGGTTTAGATTTAATAGGTCAAAAATTTAATGAAGATCCTGTAGGTACTGCATCCAAACTTATGACGGCAGTAACGTTACCGAGTGTTTATTTATGGTATGCAAACCATGACGATCCTAGATGGCGTGATATCCCAAACTACGTAAAAGATACTTCATTTATTTTTATGACTAAAGATCATATGTGGCGTGTACCTAAACCTTTTGAACCTGGGGTTGTGTTTGGATCTTTACCTGAAAGAGTTTTAGAATCTTATTTTACAGACAACCCGCGCGCATTTAAAGATTTTAAACAAACTATGGCAGACTCTGCTTTGCCACAATATATACCGGCATTCGCTAGTCCTATGATTGAACAGTTCGCTAATAAAAGTTTAATGACCGGAAGTCCTTTGATATCAGACCACATGAAAACTGTTTTACCTGAGTATCAATCTAATCCATATACTTCTGATATGGCGAAAATAATGGGCGGAATCCTAAGGCAAGTGCCTACTGACTTGACGCAAAAACCTGGAAGTTTAGGTTCTCCGATTATCTTAGATAATTACGTAAGATCTTGGGGTGGAAATATGGGTCAATATGCAGTTCAAGCTGCCGATAAAGTTCTTGAAGCAAGTGGAGCAGCAAAGGAGTTAGGTATTAGTTATAATGAAAATCCGCCAGCGAAAACTCTATCTGATATCCCGTTTATAAAAGCTTTTGTGATTCGTTATCCTGCAGCTAATCCTCAAAGCGTCGGTGATTTTTATGACCGATTTGAAAAAGTACAAACAAGATTAAATACAATTCAGATGCTAGCTAAACAAGGCGACTATGAAAACATGCAAAAAGAGTATGTGGCGGCACAAGCTGCTAATCAAATGGTTAACTTATCGGGATACAAAACGGCAATGTCGCAGCAAATGCAACTCATCCAAAAAATATATAAAGATCCAAATACCGACCCGAATCAAAAGCGGCAGCAAATAGACCAGTTTTATATGTTAATTATGAACGAGGCACATGGCGCAAATAAAATACTAGACGAGATAGAAAAACAAGTACCACAATAGTGAGTATAAACGGGGGATAAGATATGTCATTAGCAACAACCACAAGTAGGGTTTCATACACCGGTGACGGTTCGAGTACTGTCTTTTCTTATCCTTATTATTTTTTAGCAAACGCAGACCTTGTAGTTATTTTAAGAAACGAATTAACTTTTGTAGAAACAATTTTAATTTTAAATACCGATTATACACTTACAGGAGCAGGTATCCAAGCCGGCGGCGCAGTTACTACAATGACTGCCTATTCAAGTGATTATACAATTTCAATTTATAGAAATCCCGTTGAAACCCAAACTCTAGATTTAGTAGAAAATGATCCCTTGCCCGCCGAGTCGTTGGAAAAAGCTTTTGATAAATTAACAATGATTATGCAGTATATTTCAGACCTTGTTACCAGGTCTGTAAAGCTGTCTGCGGGGTATCCGGCCAATACGTTTGATTTAACTTTACCTCCCGACTTAGAGCCTAATACTGTTTTTATTGTTAATCCTGGCGGTGATGGGTTAAGTTCCGGGCCCACTGCTGCAGATATTCAAAATGCTCAAACTTATGCGGCTAATGCAGGTGCGTCCGCCGGTGCTGCCGCTGCGAGTGCTTCGGCTTCATCAGCATCCGCCTCGTCAAGTGCTGCTAGTGCAACCGCGGCTTCTAATAGTGCGGCGAATGCTGCGGCTCAATTAGCCTCTGCATTTTTTAGAGATACCCTTTATAAAACATTTTCTGATTCGCCGATTGCCCCGGTCCTTGGTAACAACGGTAAATTATTTTCTATTGATACAACTGGTGGGGCCGTAATTATAAATTTACCTTCTATTGCCGCAGTTGGAGTGCCGTTTAATTTAAGTATTAAATTAGAAGCGGGAGCGAATACAATTACGATTAATCGAAATGGAAGTGATACTTTAGATGGCGGTACTGCAGCGATTGTTTTAACTGATGTTGCTTCTGGCCTTTTATTAACTGCCGATGCTTCTAACAATTGGTCGGTGTTATCGGCGGGGGCTTCTGCACCGAATTTAAGTGTAGTAACAAAAACTACAAACTATACGACAACTTCAAGTGACGATGTAATATTAGTTAATACTGCTGGCGGTAACATAACTATAAGCCTGCATGCTGCGGCCAATGCAGTTAAAAAAAGAATCACAATTAAAAAGATTAGTTTAGATGCTAACGATATTATTATAGACCCCAATGGCGCCGAAACAATTGATGGTGAAACTACCGTTACACTAAGAGCCGTTCGCGAATCTCTAACTATTGTGCCAGATGGTAGTAATTGGTACACACAAAGTTGGTATGAATCGGCTAAAGTTTTTATCGCCAGGAGTGAGCAGTCGAGCGGTACAAATGAAGGGGCTACTCCTAATTTAACTTGGCTTACAAGGACTTTAAACACTATTACTAGAAGTGCTAATTGGGCCGCTTTATCCAGTAATCAAATTACTTTACAGCCCGGTTCTTATGTTGTTAAAGCACGAGCCCCGGCAAATTCTGTCGATCAACATCAAACTCGATTTTTTAATATTACAGACTCTACTACCGCTATTTTAGGATCTTCTGAATTTATAGCTAGTACTACTGCTGGGGGGACTTCGTCCTTTATAAATGGAACGGTAGTAATTTCGAGTGCGAAAGTTTATGAATTACAACATTTTGTGAATACTGCTAATGCACTTAATGGTTTTGGGGTAGGTAATCCTTCTTTAGCAGGTACAGAAGTTTTTGCCGAAGTATCAATTGAACGATTAAACCCTAGGTCATCTTAATGAACGAAATAGTTTGGGCAATCTTAGGAAGTTTAGGGACATTTTTCTTAGGACTTATTTCGTGGGGTATGAAAAAATGGATCACGGCAACATTTGATAACACCGTTGCAGTAAAACATTTAACTGATAAATTATCTTCTATTGAAGAAAAGATCTCTGATATCCCACGATTAAAAAAAGGAATGGCGATACTATTTGATAAATTAAATGATAAACCAAATGGAGGTTTGAAATGAAAAAATTATTAACTTTAGTGATTACTTTTGTGGGTGGATATGCATTTTCGCAGGCTTCAAGTCCGACCGGTCCTGTGGCTGCAGCAGTTGCCGCTACTGAACCAAGTTGGTTACAAGCTCATGGCGGGATGATGGCAGTAGCCGTTGCTGCGATGCTTGGACTAAACGCCGTTCTTTCAGGTGTAAGAGATCTACTTTATTTTTATGACGGAGTAGCAAAGGGGGCTGCAATCCCAGCTCAATACACGGGTCTTACAACAGTAAATAAGATCTGCATTTGGTTAGGTAAAATACTTGATTACGTTCAAGGTAATGTAGCCCACTAATGGACCTCCTAGCTAAGCTGCTGGGGTTTTTAAAAGAAAACGTCCCGTGGCTTTTTATCGGCTATGAAATGGGTAAATCAGAAGAAAATAAATTAAAGAGCGAGAATATAAAGCTTGCTCTTACTGCAAAGGACTTATTAGATGCGCAAAAAATTAAAGAGCACAATGCTGGTCTTACTGATGATGAGCTTAAGTCCGAGATCGAGAGCGGTGGATCCGCTGCTTCAACACCCCCCAACGGCGGTGAAAAGAAATAACATTTTAGTAAATGGCGCCGATTTAGAAATTTATAAAGACAAGTGTGACACGTGTTGTGCCAGTAAAATGGCCTGTGAAGCGTCATTACAACAGGCTCTAGATGTGGGCATGAACATTTCTTGGTACCAACAAAAGCCGATTGCGATTACTGCAGAAATCGCGGCTATTTTATTACTTATAAAAGTATTGGCGGTTAAATGAAAAAGAAATTAGATAGTTTAAATCCTGATTATGAATTAGAAAGTCCTGATTCTACGTCTTCTTTATCGGGTGCTGCAGCTACTCAGTCCGCTAAAGAACTACTGTCTGGCGGAGTTAAGGATAGCGCTTTAGATTTATTCGGAAGTGAAAAACAAAAAAATAAGCAGGAAAAAGATGAAGTTTAAATCCCCCGATATAGAAAAAGAGTTCGAATCTGTTACTATATTTTTACAAGACATGGCTATGCATATGGATCTATTTTGTAGGGAAAAGTTCAGTCAAGAGCTTATCATTACGAGGGTTAAAGAGCACATTTGTGGTGATAGCGGTGTGCATGAAGCAAACCGTGCATTTGATGTTAGAAACGAATTCGAGGGCGGTAGGCTCTATACTGACGAGCAAGTAAAAGAAATTATAGATTATATGCAATCAAGCTACCCCAGAAATGACGGTAAACCTACTATTATTCATCATTCTTTCGCTGGGGGTCCTTACCATCTACATGTTCAGATTGCTCTTGAGACGACAACCTATGCTCCAATGGGGACGCAACACTAGTTTCTTTTGCTACGATGTAAATTAAATCCGATAAGTATATTTGATCTGTCTCCCTCATATAAAGGTGAATGTTTTCTCTATATGAATGAAGTCTTCGAGCAATTTCGGGATGTCCTAGGCCTTCGGCTTGTCTCATTGCTACGCTTAGCGCATTGATGATATCTATTTTTCCTATTTTCATTTTACACCTATCTTTAAAAAGCCATGGATTGTAGCGGCGATATTTTTAGTTGTCTCAATCTTTTTAGTTTGAAGAAGTTGTGTGTAAATTTTAGTAGTATCCGCAGACTTATGATTAAGAAGTTCACCTATAACGCCACTTGATTCGCCGTTTGATAAACCTATTGTTGCAAAAGTGCGCCTTAAATCACGAGCCCATAGATCGGCGCAGCCCGCTTCTTTACGTATTTTATCCCAAAAATCTCGCGGCATTTTTATTCCGACTAATGCGTCCTCTGTAGGGATAGTTTTTACAAGTAATTCCATTGCAATAGGTGGAATAATAACTTGTTCATCTTCGCCAGTTGAGCTTGTAGATTTGCCATCAAAGGTAAGAAGACCGAACATTTCGCCGTCATGGTCTAAGGTTTTTAGTTGTGACCATTTAGCGCGTTCAATTGACCGAGGCCTTGCTCCACTAAAAATCAAAAGATAAATAAATAGCACTGCTTTTGGATTTGATTCTTTATTGATCTCTAACCTGTCTAGAATCTTTTTTAACTCCTCAGGTGTGGCAAAACGCTTACGTTTCTTTTCTCTATGTGGCTTTACTAATTTGCAAGGGTTTTGGTTTTGCGGGATTATTTCTTGTTCTTCCGCGTATGAAAAAAGTTTTGATAAGACATTTAAAGCCCGATTAGCCTCTACGGGAGTTTCCATAAGATCTTTATGCCAATTTCTAATATCTTTTGCCTTAACTCTTGTAATTTCAATAAAACCAAAGCTATTAATAATTTTTGAAGCATAAATCCTCTCTACTTCTTTTGCCCATCCTGATTTTTTATAACGTTCGGCATTCCAATGGTGAGTTAAGGCAGACATAAAAAGATCATTTATCGTTAGTTTCATTTTCATGCGGTCCCCCGTACGGTTTTGATGCTAAAACAAAAGCTTCTATTAGATATTTAATTAGTTTTTTCACGGATTATTGCCTTTGATATTGGTAAGTACCAAACGAACAAGTTAACTGCATTAAAGTGTTATTAGTTGTAAACCCGACAGTACACATATTGACTCCCATGGCATTACATTGAGGACCGCCGTTGGTTTGGGTTACGGTTAAGATCACGGTCACATTGTCGGCTTGGATCTGGTATGTAAATTTTTCATTACAATAGGTTGTAGTACCCGCACAATTGGCGTTTAAAACCATTGTGTCTGGTAGAGTAGGATCAAACCAGTTACCTGTAGATATAAGATTCTGGCAGGCTCCTGACGACAAATTCGAGGTATTAAGAGGGGATTTACCACACGCTGTAATACTCAAAGCGCATAAAGCCCCTAAGACCACAATTGTTAAGATTTCTTTATAAGTATGAACTACGTACTGTTTTTTCATTATGCACCTCATATGCATATTATCGGCGCAGTATGTCAAAAAGTAAACAAAAAGAGTAGGGAATCTGTTGCGTTGCTATAAACTAAAATGGTTTGGGGTACTTAGGGTGTCTCAGTTTGCCAATCAAAATTATGGCCCATGAAATTATCCCAAGCTTTCCTGGCTTCAGCAAGTGAGCCTAAAACGTAGGTTCTTGGGCGGGAATCAGTAGTTAATCGACCTCGCTTTACTTCGGGTAAGCATTTCTTTAGGGATTTGCCTATTTCTTCATCCGAAGCGAGCCAATTAGTAACCCCTTTCTCTTTAGAATATAACCGGTGGGCCTGGCGCAATTCGTTTGTTGGCACTTGTTCGCACCATTCTTCACTGAAAGTAGAATTTACTATCTTGCCATCCTTTAGGCACTCTAGCCAAAATTCATTAAATACACTTAAAGAACTGACTTTTTGATTCATAAGACCAATAGTTTGCGGCGCTATTTTTATGTTTGAAGTAGTGAGGTCCCAGGTCATTAGATAATCAAACAGGGCTTCATACCCGCCCGCCTTCATGCCATTTAAAATACCTTCAAAAAACTCGATGTTGTTTCTTTTGTAATTGCCGACATCAAAAACTGCAAAACGGCGCTCATCGTTTGTAGCAGGGACTAACCAGTCTTCGTTACCTAATATCAATACGCGGGTTAGGTTTTTAGATGTATACGCCTCAATCCCTTTTCGTTCGATGAAATGATTTGTGCCGGTAACAATATCTTTTAGCGCCCCTTCAGCAGCCTTGTTACCACTCCAAAACGCTTCATCAAGTACAAACATTAAGCATCGTTCTAAGTGGGAATTAAAATTACCCAATAAATACCTAGAACTTGAGGTAAGATAAAAATAGGGGCCTAGAAGGTGTCCGATGGTTTCGACAAGGATGTTTTTACCAACACCTTTTTGGCCCCTCAATACAATAGCGACGATTGGTTTTTCTTGAGGCTTTTGTATTAGATGCGAAAAAAAAGTTATTAACCAATTAAAATGCTCTATGTTGCCGTGGCATACATTTTCTTTAACGTGGGTTAAAAAAAGATCTAGCGCTAGTTCAGCTTCAAAATTATCCGCAGGTTTTTGTTTAACTGTAAATCCCCGCCACAAGTTATATTTATTTGTGTGTCCTACTTCTTTAGGTTCAAAACAAACCCCATCGTAAGTCCTTCGCTTAGCGCTTGCTATCCAAATATTTGAAAGCTGTTGTACTTTGCCGTTAAACATTAATGTTTTTGATTTAAGTTTAGTGTGAAAAGTTTGTGGTAATAAGAACGATATTTCATTGTTCTTTTCTTCCAGTATAAAACCTTTGCCGCCCATAACAACATAAGCATATCTTTTATTTATTTCTGTTATTGGGTCATCGGCTTGCTCTTCAACTTCTTCTTTGAATAAAACTTCGGGGTTTTTTGAGCCGGGTGCTTCTTGGCCATATTTAAAGGCGCTGTCAATTTGGTTTCTCAGTTCATCTGCGCCCCAGGGAGGTTCGCACCTTTTGTTCCAGTCCCACATTACATTCATGGTTTCATTGGCAGTAAGGCCAAAATCTTTTACGGAACAAGCTACCATATAGGTAGTTGTTGTGCCGCCTTCGCCTTGCCTAGCAATAGGTGCGGTTTCGAGATATCTTTGAGCACGGCTGATGGCTCTATCTGCATTAATCTCTAGTTTTATGTTTTCTTGTGGTTTTCTCTCTTTAGCCCGATTTAGTCTTGCGACAAGTTGCTCGGTGGCATCGGCCACTTCAAAATCAAAACAGTAGTATTCTTTGCCATCTATAATACTTCCGGCACCGACTAAGTAGCCGCCTTTGCCTCTAATATCTAATCCGGGTCCCAGCTTATTTACGCCGTTTGCAAAATCAATTGTCGATTTATATATAAGATGTTTTCCGCCAGTGGGGGTAGTTTGATAAAAAGTATCGGGCAATATCACGCCGTCTTCTTTTAATTTTTCTAGGGATTCAAAGCCAAGTTTGCCGTCCTTAGCATCAACGTCGATTGCTACGAGTGTTTCGCCGTCGCCGTTAAATTTGCCCGTGTAAAGACCAATGTTAAAGTTTGGGTTATTACCCCACCATTCCCTTAATTTATTTTCATCGCGTGTTGCAATTTCAGCAAAGCCTTGAGTGGCGGGAAGTTTTGAGCCTACTCGAAGTGGAAATATATAAAAACCTTTTTTTGACAATTCAAGTGCTTTATCAAGTATCATTTGCGATACCTTTTAGCGCGATATCCTTCGACAGCAATTGGAAGTCCTTTTGCCCACGGATTCATGCGTTTCATATGAAATTTCATATCATCCAATGCACCGAAACCTTCTTCTCTCTCTACAACAATTTCGTCGTGTACGTGCATAACAACGCTATAATTATTATTTTCTAAATTTATTAATGCTTGAGCAAGTACGTCTCGTGCTACTGCTTGCGTGATGTTTTCTGCCAAAAGCCCCCCGTATGCCGTCATTCGCTCCCACTGTTTTGTAAGCGAATTCTCCCCATTATAAGTAAAAGCGTCCTTCATTTCACCCCAAGGTGTTTTTACTTGTTCTATTTTTGGGTAGGGGTATGCAATCACACGTTTTGAGGGAAGTGAACACCATAAAAACGAACCTGCAACGCGGTATTTTATTGTAGCGTTTTGAGTAACTACCGCTTGTGTCGTGCCGGGGTTTGTTACGGCTCTAATGGCCGCATTCTCTAAATCGTACCAATATTTTTTTATGTGGGGGTGTGCAGAACGCCAAGCTTTTTTTATTGAGTCCGCTTTTGAATCTTCAATAACAAGGCCATATATTTTAGCCATGTTTTTAAAAGCGTTTACTCCACCTTGATACCCGAGTGCAAGTTCTGCAACTTTACCGATTTGTCTGTCGGTAAGACCCATTCTTTGGGCTGAAAGAATATAAATATCGGGACCCGCTTTTTTATCGAAATCTTCAAAAGCTTTTATTTTCCAGGTTTCGTTGGCGAGCCACGCTAATACTCGACCTTCAATGTTAGCATAATCGCATACAATTAAATCGTATCCAGGAGGAGCGCAGATAAAACTACGAATACAATCAGAAATAATACTGAGAGGAGGACCATATAAAAGATCAATTTCATTTCTTATCCCCTCAGTGTTCATCTAGTTCATCCCGTTTCATCAAAGTAATTTCTAAGAAAAACTCATCGATCTCGCAAATCCCAACAACCATACTTTGGGTTTCTAAAATTTTTTTTAATTCTTTTACGATTTCGTCTAAAGTTTTATCGCCCCTAAAAATTATTTCCGTCCCCATTTAGTAACCCAATTACCCCTTCGATTTCTTTTAAACTTATTTTTGAGCGGGGTAAATTCTGTACCTGAATTCTGCGTCCTGCCCATCTACCTGTACCTGCACCATGATATTGAAACAATGATCGGGCACGATTGTCATCACAAACTGACTCAATCATACTTTGAAGTTTTGCGTTAGAAGATTTGGCCGCTTCTTGTCGTGTTAGTAAAGCTTCCCTAATGTTATCGGGCAAAGTAATTTCGTTTAAGAGTTCTAATATATCAGCCTTTGCTATACTTTCGACTTTAACTCCTTGGTCTAGAATCCAATCCGTGAGTTGCTTTGTTGCATTACATGTGGCCACGGCTCCATTAGTAATATCTTGCATTCGTTTATTAAGACGTTTGCGTTCAAATTCTACGAGTTCGAGTGCATTTCTAACTGAGGGTATGTCTATATAGACGCCGCGCTGGTTTATCTTATGATCTAAATACCAAATTTGTTTTTCGTTTGGAGAAAGTTGAACTAGTCTTTTGTAAAGTTTCCGTTCGACTTCTACGTCTTTTGCGCAATATTCATACATTCTATTGAATTTTTCTTCGAATATTTCTGGTTCGTGCCATAAATAAGTGCCCCAAAATGTCGGTCCTTCTTTTGGCGCCGCTAATTGAAGCATGATCCTATTGCCTTGCATGTCTTTTTGCATATCAATGCCCGCAGCTGCGGAAGATTTTTCTAAAGATCCTGGTAAACCACACGCGTAAGCCATGCTCATGGTGCAAATCATTTGTTCTATTTTTATTTCTGGAAGATAAAATTCACGACGCCAGCAATAATTCCAAATAACCCATTCAAAAGGTGCATTATGGGCCACCACATAACCGCCACTTCTAACATGGTCGATAACTTTAGCGGGAGGCGCCTGACCCATTTTATTAACTGTAACGTTATCATCATTGAAACAATAGCCAAAGGCCATAACACGAGCATGTGGGTCTCTAGCGTACACATCGGCACCTGCCTTTTTAATATCTACGGGCGAGCGTGTTTCAAAATCACAAAAAAGAATATCCCCCACTTTAAGTAACCCCTAGATGATTTTATTTTAAAATTTTTGTTATTTTTCTAGTGTAATCGACAATAAGAGCCTCTTTTAAATGATCAAAAGTAAAGCCCAAAGTCTTTACAAACTTTCGGGCTTTACTTAAAGGGAGTGGCGCAAATCCATTTTCAATTTTACCTAGGAATTGATCGCTGAAGCCTACCTTTTTAGATAACTCTTTTTGGGTCATACCCAATAATTCCCTAGATTCTTTTACTAATTTTGCCACTTCCATTAAAATTCTCCTAAAATAGTGATTGTGCGCCGGCTTCAGTGTCGACTTCTTCGATTGCTTCAAATGCCGTGTGAGGATCAATGAGATTACCCAACGGATCGCCATCTTTTACTTTTTGTAGTGCTTGAAGCCCAAGTGATACGCCTTTATTACCTTTTTTATCATAAGCATAAGCATTAACCGCAGCTTTTGCATAGCATCCGGCATAAAAGTCAGAGGCTTCAATGATGTCTTGCCGTTTTGCATCTACTAATCCAGGTCGTTGATTAGATTTCAAATTTATAAACATTGCGCCTGCTTCGTATCCGGCTGGCATCCCTTTTTCACTCGATGCTCTTTCGCCTTGGTCTCTAAACGGAAGTCTAATTGAAAACGCCGCTTTCCCTACGGGTTGAAAGGTATGCGTACCTTGCGTTGTTTTTGCTATGATGCCTTCGCCCCATTTTTCTTTTGCTGCTCGCAGCACTTCGGCTTGTAATGCTGTGATGTCTTCGCCTTTTTTAAATAAAGCAACTAGGCTAAATTCATCTTTACCAGAAAGATCATTCTTTCTCGCCACGAATACATTCGGATAAGACACTCTAAATATTGGTGTTATCATCGTTTTCCCCTTTTTGTTTTGTGTTTAACATGTTCACTGTTGTTTCGTTTCATATTTAACATCTTTTTAATTTTCTTTTTTCGTTTTAACTTTTTAGGTTTCATACCTCATCCTTAAATAAAGATTTAGCATCTAAAAGAATTGGTTCCCCGGACTCAGATATTTTCGCAAGCTTAAATCCTGAACTCTCTAAGATAACCAACCCTTCTAGAAACTTTTTCTCATCTTTTTTAATTAATTTTTCAATTTGTGCTGGGCTTTTTAATTTGGGATCATCATATAAATCCATATCAGTTAGCCCATACCCCTTTAAATTATTTATAGCCAAAGTATTGTCACGCCATTTTCTTGTCCCGCGTTTTTGCACTAACTTGTACCCAGGCGGCAAGCGTCCGTGCATTGCTTCTTGGTAGGCAAATTCTCTAATTTTAGATATGAAATCATCTATTATCTCAGCTTTATCTAACATCTCGGATAGTTGGTTGGGCTCGTAGGCCTTCACTTCAACTTCATCAAATACATTTTGTGCGAAATCTAGTGCATTTTTTGTTAAAATTGGACATTTGGGCGCTGCCGGACAAAACCGACACCACTCCCCTGACTTCAAACTGGCTTTGGGATTTTGTGTTTCTCTAATAGCATTTTCAAGATCTACATAAAAGTCTAACAATTCAAAAGAAGGAAATGCCCATTCACGAATATACCCATCCGGGTGTGGGCATCGGGGCTGAACTATTTTTAAAATTACTTTATTTACAACTACACCTTTAGGTAATGAAAGAAGTGCCCCTAAAGCATAGTACATCAATTGTTCGTTATGCTCGACATCTACACTTATGCCTGCGCCGTATTTAAAGTCATAAACAATCAAAGTTTTTGTTTGAACATTATAAATCACACAATCTGAAGTTCCATAAGCATTGGAATCGATCGCTTTTAACTGAAAACCTTGTTCTACCAAAAACAAATTGCCGCGAAAGGTTTGGTTAAATGCACGCTTATCTTCTAATACTGCATTTACGTACACCATTACCGCATCAATCATTTCGTGCTTTTCTTGGTGATCTAATTCGTTGGGGAATCTGTCGTGTTCTAAATAATACGCGGCCAATTCGTGTGCTTCTGTACCTTCTTGTGCGTATTTAGATGAGATGTTAGGCATTCCTTTAGATAAATTTACGCTTCCCGGGCAATTAGCCCAACGATGCATAGAAGACGCGCCTATAAGGGAATGTTCAGGTTGATTGGTCATTTTAATTTATGCTTGTAGTTCTAGCTTTAAAGCATCATAAACGCCTACGTATCTTTCAACGGGTACATTACGTAAAACATCCACACCAATAGTAGTTAAAAACGTTCGGGCTTTTGGCATCCCTTTTTTATTTACTAATTGTTGAACTAGGTCTTGAAGTTCTTCTTTAGTAATTACTTTGCCGCGTTTTGTAGTGGGTGTTACAGGAGTTTCTACTTTTGTCGCTTCAACTTTAGGTTCAGGAGTTGCAGGTTTTGGTTGTGATACTGTGACTTTTTTTGTAGGTTTTGTTTCAATTTGAGGCGTAGAATCCACTAGCGCTTGCTGTAAAGTAACTGGCATTTCTTCTCGTTTACCGAAACCCGCTACATTAAAATTTAATTCGTTATTTAAGTTTTGAATTTTTAACTTCAATTCAGTTAAATCTTTTGCCTCTATTACTAATTGCATTATTCCCCCACTTGATTTTGTTTAATCTAAACTTGAGTCCTCATCTTTAAATGCGTCGATCGCATTTGCCAACAACTCTTTATCAAATAACGCTGCAAGTTCAGAAGTTTTTCTGCGCAACACATGCGAGATACGCTCGTCAATGGTGTCGGGTATGGTGATACATCTAACAAACACTGGTCTTGTCTGTCCGATACGGTGACACCGTTTTGCGGCCTGCATATTATTACCTGGCACCCAATCTTGTTCTATAAATATAATTTGGTTAGCTGCTGTTAGTGTGATACCTGTCCCACTTGCAATTATTTGACCGACAAATACTCTAGTTCTTGGGTTAGATTGAAATTTATCGATATTTTTTTGTCTCTTATCCCCGGGTGTGCCGCCCCTAACTGCAACAGGATTAAATTTTCTTAAGCGTGTCATTAATTGCATCATGACATCATTGTGATAGGCAAAAATAACAATCTTTTGTTTTTTATCCGCTTCCAGTTCTTCGGTTACCATTTCAACTACGGCATCTACTTTTTGTAAACCAATATAGCGTCTCAAAGTTGATACGGATTTAGCCAGGCCTTCTAATACCATCATGCCTTCGGGCCCAAGTTGTATGTGTGATAGTGTGTCGTGAACTAACTTGTTTTCTTTTGCTATCTTCTCTAGAAGCTTTTCCTCCATGTTGTGCCCCGGCGCATAGTAGTCAGCAAAACTTGGCATCATGTCTAATTCAACCATTCCCGGCTCTACGTACACGTTATTAAATGAGATTGGGGGAAGTTCTTTTAATACACTTTCAGTCTTTCGTCTTAGCATAATAGGCTTTAAGATTTCTTTAAGGTCTGGGATTGCGCTGATTTTTGTTCCGATGATTTGATTAACGGTTCGTCCACCGAAGTTTGATCTCTTTGTGATACAAAACTTTTCAATGAATGGATTGTATTTGAGTCTAGTAGCTCCCCAAGTGAAAAGTATTGGCCATAGTTCGCCTGCGTGGTTGGGGGTTGGGGTACCTGAAAGCGCCCAGATTTTTTGACATTGTCTTGCATAACCATTAACTCCTAATATTTTCTGTGTTCTTTTTGCGTTTATAGATTTTAAGTACTGCGACTCATCCAAGATAAGAATATCAAAATTGCCAAAATCAGTGGGAGTAAGATTCGCAGCCAAATCGTAGGATATGATGATAGATTTTGACCTTGTAATTTTCTCATTTGATGAAACAACAATTTGAAATTCATAGTCTATAATCGAGAATTTTTTGAACTCACGCTCCCAATTAATTCTAACCACCGCCGGGCAAATAAGAAGTATACGTTTTGCACTAATAATATTACAAGCAGTAATGGCCTGGGCAGATTTGCCCAAACCTTGCTCATCAGCGAGTAGTGCGAACTTTCTAATGTGCAACCAATTGGCGCCTTCAATTTGATAGTTGAATAACTTTTCATTCAATAAAATCGCTCCCCATATTTTGCTAATAAAACAGCTTCTGCGATTCCTTCTTGCTTTTTTAGCGCCCACATTTGTTTTTGTAAAGGAAATAACTTTGAAGCCATGTTAAATGATAATTGTTTATCGCTTGAAAGGCCCATATTAATTTTCCAAATGCTAGGTGTTACTCTAATTATTTCTATGTTATATGCTCCAAGGCAGCCCATAATCATTCCCTTTGTAACTCCAAAACTAAACATGCTAACCACACCTTGACCGACCATGGCATATACATCTTCTAAAACTGCAAATTGAATTTGTGTGCAATATGGCTCTAAGATTTTTGACAACTGATATGGATCTATCTCTCGTTTGTCGTTTCGTTTCACCACCGGCATAAGATGAGAGGCCACAATACAATTTGTATGAGGGTCAAAGACTGCTAATCCTCCCGTCAATCCTGGGTCTACACCTAAAATATATGAAATAAAGTCCTCCCCGACTTTTTACTTTTTAAGATTTTACTTTAGGTTCAAATTTGTCAATTCATTTTAAAAAAGTAATTTGACTGGCCTCTTGGGATCTAAAAACGGATTTTGTTTGAAATAATGGGCCGCTCCGGGTAGAGAAATTATGCCTATTTTGTATTGTTTTGGAATGTTTGATTGATTTTTCAAGGGTACTAAGACAAGGGCCATTTTTAAAAATTGAGCATGGCCCCGATTAAGAGTTCGATTTTGAGACATTAGAGTTCTTTTAAAACTTCGCGAATGTATTCATCTAAAACTTGAATTGATTTCATCTTCATAGTTTCGACGTATCTATCGCCATGAACAATGATAAGCCCCGCCATTTCAAGAGCTCGAGCTATATCACTAGGTTCAGGATGCGAACATGGCGCTAAGCGCCCAAATTGGAAGTATAAATGAGTTATTTTTTTAGACTTCATACTTTAAGGGCCTTGGATATATCTCGCCCCGTATGGTCTATTACTAATGATCCCACGGGTATCATGTTTTGAGTTACATACTCGAGTATGGTATATGACCAATATAAGTTATGAATTTTATGCTTTTTAAAGACTTTTAATTTTTGACTCATCTTACAACTCCTTACTTTTTTGAGTGTAATGCTCATCTAATTCAGCAAAGTTTATCTCCCTAATATCCGTATCAAATCTTTTAAAATTTGCAATGATCACAACTAACAATTCAACCAATGGATTAGGTTTATTTTTATACGCATCGATCATTTGATTGAATAGTTTTTCATCGTTGTCAATTACTAGGGCCACATTCCATGTTTCACGATTGGTCCAACCCTCATAGGGTTCACTAGTTATAGGCGTTTTTTCGCCGCGTTCAATTGCACCAGTTACATGGTGTTTTAAAATATCTAATGGTTTTTTCATTTTATAGCCCCCTTAAAGGTCGTTCAGATTTAAAGTTTTTAGTTTCATTGATTGCACCGCCGAGTGATACGACGGCGATAAAGATTAAGATTAATAAAGTTGTGATACCCATTAGGCACCTACTTTTTTGCTGGTTTGATTACAAAATTCAACCCAACGAGCTCGAGCATTTTCTAATCTCTTAGAAGATGCATACGCGCATTTTTTGGTCTTATACTCTTCATTGAATTTAATTGAAAATGAATAACTTCGCATAACGCCAAGTTTTATATCTTGTAAATATTCGATTGTAACTAATAGGTCTTGGTGTGTTTCGACTTCTAAAACTTGTCCGCGTCTTATAAGAAGTTTTATAAAACTGTATTTTTTATCAACCCAGTCCCATCCGCCATTCATATGTAGTTTTTTGAATGTAATAGTATGATCTAAAACAGCTTTTTTTATCAAGTCGGTGTATTCAATTCGACCGTTTACTACTTTAAAAACATTTATCTTGCGTTTGATAATCATCTTAAACCCCTTTATAGTCCGAGTCTGGACTGATTTATAACCTTAATTGGTTACAATATACTTATCGTCAATAACCTAAAAAAGTTTAGTTGTTTTTATATAAAATGTAATATTTTTAAATCGACCTTAAAACTAATAAGAAAGAACAGTGGTTTCAATTGTCTCATGATGAGAAAAAGTCCAACGTCCAAACATACGGCAACGAAACAAAAACCGTTTATAAGCCAACGTCGTGCGAAATTTAAACGAATATAACGCATGCTAGTCAAACTAGTTTAAAATGATATCTTATATTTGATTTGAACAAACGAATTAAAACCGTGGTCTAGGATCAAAGTCTTCGGGCCCTAACACAATACCCTCTAATATGGCTGCCTTAATTATATAAGGCCACGCACGCGTTGGTATTAGCCCTCCAGTGCCTTGGCGTGATTTAGGCCAATACCATTTATAGATGGCTTGTATGTTGATTTTAAGACCTACCTCATTCAAGCGGGCATGTAATATAGAAGTTGAACCAAAACGAGCTATTAAACGTTCAGCTTGGTTAAGCTTAATGGGAGCATCACTAAGACGAAGCAAGTTGTCAGTTTGATGCTTTAAACGCTCTAAGTTCGATTTGGCCATTAGATCCTCTATATTTGATTTAATCCGTCCCACTGTCCCAGTGTCCCAGGTGTTTTAAATTAGATTAAAGAGATGAAATAATCTAAGTTGAAATACCTATTTACCTGGGACACTGGGACAGTATTATATATTATTTAATAATAATAAGTAGATAGAACTGTCCCAGGTGCCGTCCCAGGTCCGTCCCAGGTAAATCCACTGGGACGGATGTAGCGCATAACACCGAAATTGGGATTTTATCCTAAAAAGATACAAAATCAACTGTTCTTAGCCATAGAGATCATGTATTTTTAGCCTATAAAATTGTTTATAGGCTAATGGGGTGAATTTTGCGTCGTGACGGTAGAGTGTTAGAAAAAGCAGAAGTAGACTTATTTAAAGATAAAATCGTTGAAATGTACGCGGAAGGTCGTCTACTCAAAGATATTATAGCTGAAACAGGTATTGCAGCGTCGACCATTTCCGATTGGCGTAATAAGGATACCGTTTTTGACGCTAGTTGCATCGGCGCGCAAAATATAGGCTTTGAACTACATGCCGATAATCTTTTAACTATTCCAGATGAGTACGAGGATGTTAACAAAGCTAGATTAAAATCAGAGAATATAAAATGGCACTTATCGAAACGAGCTTCACATCGATACGGTGATCGCATGGTTTTAGACATTAACAATACAATCGATTTAAAGGGAGCTTTAGTCGATGCACAACAACGTTTAGTAAAATTAGCACCGTCTCATTCTGAGCAAGCTATTGATGTCACTCCACAATTGCAACCAAGCACAACAGATACTGAATCTGTTGCTGAAACTGACCCCGATGCAATTTCACTTGAGGACATCTTAAAATGATTGGCATTTGTGTCTCAAAATAGACCTGGGCTATCCGGCGGCACCCCCGGATTTCATGGCGACCCACTGTTATTACGATCCCCTTACAACCAAACTTTTACATTTTTATAAAATTTTTTATAAAAAGTTGACTAGACCTGTTAAACTATTTTAGGTTAGTTATCTTTATGGGGTATTAAAATGAAACACATGCCATTTCCAAAAATATTTAAAGAAACTGATTTCTCTATAGGTTTAACACACTACCCAGAACTGGCTGCCAAGGCTCAGTCTATTTTTGAAATGTGGTTAGTTGATTTTGGTTATTGGTATGAAGAAGATAGCGGTATGCCAGAAGCAGAGATAAGGAAAGAAAAAGATAAGGACAAGGCAATTGAGGATGCGATATCGTTAGTAAAAGTTTTTAGACGAGACCACATGCATAAGTATTGTGAGTTAACAGATAGGTTTGAACTGTTTAAAGAAGAAATAGAAGATGCAATAAGTGAAGGTATTGAGGAATTAGAACGTAAAATAGAAAAAAAGTTAGATAAAGTAGAACAAGAAATAAATAACTTATGAACATTCCAAAAATATTTAAACTCGAGGATTTTATGTTGAGCAGAGACCTAGACAGATCTGCTTTTAAAAGATTAGGCGACTGAAACGAGCATTTAAGGCATGGGTAAACAGTTAAAAAAAGGAGGCAATAATGCCAAAAAAGAAAGTTAATAAAAAAGAATACAAGATAGTTAGGACATATTCTGCTGGGGTATTTGCAGGGTATATAGAATCAAGAAAGGGACAAGAGGTTGTGATGAGAAATGCACGACGTCTTTGGTATTGGAAAGGTGCGGCTTCTCTTAGCCAGCTAGCAGTTGACGGGGTTTCTTGTCCCCTAGAATGTAAATTCCCAGCCGAGGTGGATAAAGTGGAACTGCTACAAGTTGTAGAAATACTAAGCGTTACAGATAAAGCAAAAAAATCTATCGCAAGTGTGCCGCTATGGAAAAGCTAAAGAACGACGGTGACGGTTCCGGTGACGGTTCCGGTGACGGTTCCGGTGACGGTTCCGGTGACGGTTCCGGTGACGGTTCCGGTTCCGGTTCCGGTTCCGGTTCCGGTTCCGGTTACGGTTCCGGTTCAGGTTCCGGTTCTGGTGCCGGTTTCG